GTCGTTGTGGTGCTGCTTGAATAATTAACGCTACTGCCGTGCTTTACCTGTACCGTTTGCCCGTTTGTTATTGTTCCCGGCTCGGTCGTCCACGCGCCGCCATTGATTGAAACGCTACCGCCGGCCACGCTCACCGGTGCAGGGTCAGTTATGCCGCTGATTGTTACCGTGTTGGATTGCGCTTCAATAGATCGGGCAACGCCGCTTGCTGGGTTGAACGTAAACGGTAGCGGCGTGGTATCAATCACGGGTTCTGCTAGCGTAGTAGAAACAAATGATGCTAAAACCCCGCCTACGTTTACTGTTGTGGTTGTGCTTGTCGAATAATTGGCACTGGTTGTATGACTTAGCCGTAATGTCTGGCCGTTTTCAATCGTGCCATTGCTGCTAGTAAATTCACCGCCTGCAATGCTCATTAAACCGCCGGCTACACTTACAGCGGCGGGGGTATCAATGCCGCTAATGGTGATTTGTGACGATATAACCGATTCACTGCGCCCTGTGTTGCTTTGGTTAGAAAATGAAAACGGGGCGGGTGTTGTGTCGGCACCAGCACTACCGCCGCCGGTGGTTTCACCGGTGGCGTTTAGTGGGCCTGCGTTTAAGGGTTGGTCGTTCAACGGCATTAGGTTTGATCCCACTCGTCAACAACAGTTTGTATTTCTGCCGGATCAAGCACTTTGTTAAATATAACAAGGTCAAATACGTAACCTCGGCAACTAACCGTTTCACGACTCCAGCCTGTCAGCAACTTCCTACTATTGATCGCTAGGCCAATCGAAATCTTGCGTAAATCCGTTTCCGGCCCCCCGCCGACAGACCAGCGCTCTGTCTCTGCTGCCGTTGCCTGTACTATTTCTTTGGTTTCTCCAAGAGCCGGCGTGCCGCCAAATTGCAAGGCGTATATTTTTGCATTATCTGCGCCTACTATCGCTGGGTCATAGGTCATTGCGCGCATGAAACGCCCAGTGCCGGACCCTGTCAGCGAATCGAGCGCTGTTGCGTAATTTGTTACGTTGTCAGCGTAGCGCGTGTTGTAAAGTACATCATGGCTTGTTGATTGCCACCCGTGGTGCTGCGACCAGTAGCGGTTAGCGCTAATTCCACCGTTGTTGTAACGCCAGATCATCGTGCAAGCTCCGTCCCCTATTGGTGCTTCAGCTAGTGGCGTTTCTGGAGGGGTGATAATTTCTAGTACCTTGTCTAGGTTCTCTGTAAAGTTGGCCGACCCTGCAACATGATATTGTGGCTCTTTGCCAGCTGGGGCTATTGCGTGGTTGCCTTTTCCTGACAAATCACGCCATTCTGAAACCCGCTCGCCGGTGGCTATCGGCGTGCTTCCGTCAGTTTTGTAAAACTGTGTTTTTGAGCGTAAGACTAGAACAGGATCAAGTGCTAACGTTCCGTCAATAAGTCCACCAGACCCAGCACTAACACTAGGTTCCGCTTCTAGGATTGCGCTCCAATCACCGTCGTTCGTGCCGCCGCTGTTAGAGGCTCGCACCCTGACTTGGTATACTTCACCGGTTGTTTTTAGGCCGGTAACGCTAATGGCAATTTCTGTGGTTGATTGAACGGAAACCGTGTTGATGTCCTGTACGCCTTTTTCAGCCACCTGGTATTCATAAGAAGTAGCGCCGGGAACCGCGTTCCAGTCGCCAATGATCTCACCGGCACCGGGGCTGCTGATTGAAAATCCTTCAATGTTTCCAGGCTTGGCCGTGCTTGGGGTTACCGATGCGATAGCACCCCATGCTCCCCAACCTAATGCATTGCGGGCGCGGCCTTGAATTTCGTAGGTTGTGCCGTTGCTGATGCCCGATGTTAATACTTGTGTCTGTGCAACTTGCGCTGCTGTTACGCTCACAACGGGTGCCCAGCTACCAGCCTGTGCCCTTACTTGGTATTCATATAGTTCAACCGCTGGCGTCCCATATACCGGTTTTAATGTGAAAGAAATTTGTGCATTTTCTCCCACTGGGTTTGCAATAGAAACGGGGCCGGGCACTTGCGGCGTTAAATCTCTGTAGTAGGCCTCTTTCCACGCATCAAATAGCATAGGGCCTATTTCTCTTAGTGCAGCGGCGTTAAAGTGCCGTAAGTCTGACAGAACGCCCGGCACCATGGTTGTTTGCGCATGACCATAGAAACTAATCTCGCTGGGCAGCGATCGTAAATCAGCCAGCATGCTCTCCCGGTTGGCTTCAAGCGCGGCGTTTCCGTTAGGCGCTGAGAATGGAGCTTCAAAGCTGATATAGGGCACGGCGGCCCCGGCGGGCTGTCGTGCATTGCCGACAATATCGCCTCGAAGGTCGCCCACATGCTTGTTTATATTTGCTTTAAGGTTTGCGGTTCCGTCGCTGTTCATGCCCTCGGCGCCTGACTGGTAAATGATTGCGGCAACCCAATTGTTCGGGTTTGCTGTTTTTAACGCATTACACTTTGCTATGACTTCGTTGTATGACTGATTCCCTTTCGCCATCGCGTTTAGCCCGCCACCAAGCCCAGCTTGCAGTCCCTGGCCGCTCATACCGCCGTGGATAAAAACAACCGGTTGATTGTGCCCTAGGTGCGCGTGTAGTTTTGAGCAGAACGACGGGATAGCTGAAACTGATCCGGTCGGGTAGTTAATATGGTCTGCTGCGTCTATTGCGTGTATCGGGCTGGTAACGTTAATAATTTGGTGGTTAACACTTGGCCCAGCTGAATTGCCGATATCTGCCAGGCCTCGCCCCACCTGGTAAACACCTGGGTGGTAATCAATCGAATCGTATAATGGCCCCGCGTTGCGTCCTATCGTGTTTGAATCACCAAATACCAGCACGATGGCGTAGCCGTCGCCTATTTTGTCGCTAAGCAAAATTGCCGGATAAACACTATACGCTTTAATGTCACCCGTGAATGTTGGCAGCCCAAATCCGCTTGGAGTAGGGCCTGTCGTTGAAGACTCTAACACCGCGTCTACAATAAATAGACCTGCGCTGATATGGCCTTGAACTTCTGCAAATACAGCGGGGTTGGTCTTTTGTTGCATGCGTGCATAAATATAATCACCTTCGCTAAATGGAAGGCGGCCGTCCGGCGTTGAACTTATCGAAAATTGCCCGCTGGTTGCTGTGCTGTATAAAACTGCCTCGGTATTCGCTTTTATTTTGTACACGATAAAACCCTTTATAAAGTCACTGTTATTGTTGTTTGTTGGTAGCTGGCCTTAAGTAATATCTTGCCGTTATTCCACTTTGCGCTGGCTGTTCCCGGTATGACTCGCTTATCGTTTTCGACCTCTATTACCAGCCGTAGCAGCTCGTTATCAATACGCGCTTGGCTGCGTTGTCCAACGAGTCTTATGAGGTAGCCTCCCTCTATAATTAAGTGCTTGATGTCTTGTGCTAGGCTTTCTGCGCCACTAATCAGCACGGGATTTAGTGCGTCGTCTAATACGATTTCACCATCAACAATGAACAGGTCTAAGGCCTCTGGGTTTTGCATGCTTATGCCTCTAATGCCAGCTGGTGTTGCATTTTGCTAATATCGAATTCGTTTGTGTGAATATTCCACGTATTGGCATTCTGACCCGCTGCCACGCTTTGTTTCAGCTGGCCAATAATGCTGTTTTCATTGGCGTGGGCGGTGGCGCTTTGGCGTTTAGGTTTTAGATCAATCGTACTAAGTTGCGTGGCGGGTGGTTGCGCTAAGTCTTGCAGAATGGGCGGCGCTATGGTTTGGCTGTAGCTCAAGGCATTGGCGGCCGGTGTTGATGTTTGGCTAACTTGGTCAACCTTGATTACAGTGGGTAAGCCGTGGGTGAATTCGTCCACGTTCACAGCGGATTTAATCGAATCAATCACCAAACCGATGCCGGGAATGTTTTTTATTTTGTCTATCACGCCGTTGAGGGCTTTTTCTAACCAGCTGAACACGTCAACATTAGCAAAGGCGGATTTTAACTTGTCCCAATAGGCTGCCAGGCTGGTAAAAGCGTTGCTCACCGCATCAATCACCCCTAGGTCACGAAAAAGGGCCACTAAATCATCCCACCAGTAAATAAGTGCACCAACAACCGCTATGGTTGCCGCAATGGCCGCAATAGCCACTAAAAAGGGCAGGCTTACCCCTATGGTCGCGGCACTGCATGCCAACATTGCCACCCTAAGCGCTTTCATGGCTATTGTTGCAAGCCAAATGGTCGCGTGATATGCGCTTAGGGCTGCATTAACTAGCACGACAATGCCGCCATAAGCCTTAAGCGGCAACGCTGCCAGCCACATTAGCCCAGTGTGCGCGGCGGTAGCTACGGCCACGGCAAACATAACCGCCCGATAGACCGACATCACAGCCAGGGTGCGTAGCATGGTTGCACGAAACACAATAGCAGCGGCATTTGCGACCATTAGCACTAAACTCCAGCCGGCCAGGAATATACGGCCAATAGCCAGTGCAATGGTGAGTGCGGCATAAGTGGCAATTAATTCCAAAACAGACATGGCGGCTATAGAAAGCGCCTTTGCCACGTTGGGGAACATGTCGGCCCATTGTGTTGCTTGGCCAAGAATTTCGGCCATGCTGGCAATAACGGGGTTTATAACGGGTAAAAATGCGCGACCAAACGAGATTGAAACGGCCATGATGGCGCTATCAAATTGTTCCCATGGGTCAACCTGTTTTCTTGCCATTGTAAGGGCAGGGCCCAGGCCTTTAATCTCGCCTAGCTGGTTTATGCTGGTGCCAAGGCCGTCTACGTTGGTGCTAAGCAGCTTGACCAATGCTACGGCCTCATTGCTGCCAAACGCTTTTTGTAACATGTCGCTTTTGGCTACAGTATCAATCTCGCCGTACTTGCCCTTGATTGCGTTTAAAATCTTTACCATAGGCAGCATTTTGCCGTTACTGTCGGTAAATGTTAGGCCTAGCGCCTCTTGTGCTTTACCGACGCCGCCCAAAAACGCCCGGTATTTGGTTGCAGATTCGCTGCCACTCATGGTGGCTTGCATAGTGCCCATGACCGCTATTTGTTCGTTTAGCTGTATGCCGGAACTTGTAGCATTGGCGCCCAGTGCCGCAAAAGCGCTGGACATTTTAGCCCCGTCCGTTTTAAACATTTGCACGGCTTTAGCGGTTTGCCCGGTAAGTTGGTCTACCCATGCCGCTTTCCCCATGGCGGTAGCTTGGTTTTGAAATATGCCGTACATGGTGCCGACGTAATCGGTAATAGTGCTGGCGTCAGCCTTGGTAGCTTTGGCCAATATGTTGCTTGAACGGGTAAAACCGGCTAACTCCTTGCCGGTTAAACCTGATATGGCGCTTTGGATATCGTAGGCACTGCCCACCATGGCGGTTGCAGACTCGCCAAACTGAATAGAATATTTAAGTGATTCATTAGCCAGGGTTTTTAATACCTGGTCGTCAACGTCCAATGATGAAAGCTCGCCTAGTACCCGTTCCATATCGCGGGCCGGTTCTAGGGATTTGTTAATACCGTAAGCAGTAGCGGCTAAGCCGGCGGCGCCCATCCCTAAGTTTCCAAACCCTTGGTGCATGTTTCGTGTGGTGTTTTTCCATTCCGAATTAACGCCTTTGAGCGGGCCACTGATCTGGTCCGTCAATTTAAAAACAAAGTTTAGGGTTTCGTTATGGTTCACGGTTTAGCCTTTTAATGCGTTAGATATGGCGTTAGCGGTGCTGATTTCGAAGCATTCCCAATACTGCTGCTCTAACCACTTTGCGCGCCCCAGGTTTTCAGCCGTTGGCGGGTGGCTGGGCAGGTGTTTAGCGGCTAGCGCCTCAAGTTGCGCCAGCTCGCTAAATGCCAAGCCCTCGCACACTAGTTGCGCTTTTTTACCTTGGCTTTAACCTTGGGCATAAATTCGCCCATAAGCAGGCCGCCCAGCTCAAGCGCCAAGGGTGCGGCGTTCAACACCTCCGTTAAGGTACTTTGGTGGTCTGGTGTAACGGTACGCGCTAACAGGTTATGGAACGGGGCGTACTTGTCATCCGCTTGTAGCTCGTTGATGTGCTGAATGTAATCGGCTGGAGACATGTTGAAATCAAGTTCAATAGCTTCGCCGTTGTGTTCGATCTCGATTGTGATAGGTGTTGCTGTTTTGCTTGTGCTCATTTGCTGCGCTCCGATATAGCTAGATCAATTAATTTGTTAATTTGGCCCTTGATTTCGCTTAGCTCTTGCTTAACGTCGTCTCGGGTTATGTAGGTTTCAGCGACTTTTCGCTTAAATTCGGCTACCTCCGTTTTGGCTTTGTAGGTTGCTATTTCGGCCGCTTGAACTTTTTCAAATAGCGTGAATTGCATGGTTAGCACCATGGCTATGGCAATGTTTAGAATGCCAAATAGAACGATTAGCGGCTCTCTGTGCCATGGCGTTTTTGCGCTCTTTTCACCGGCGTCCATTTGGCTTCCTTTTTTTCTGGCCCTCGCTTTGTGTGCCTTGCAGATTGCGCCCGCGCCTTTCGCTAAGTGCCGCCGCGAACGCCTTGCCCGTTTTTGGCCCTGCTATTGCGCCAAACACGGTTACCAGTAGGGCGGTATAAACTGCGAATAAATCGGGTGGCAATACCAATTCACCGCTAAACACTTGGTAGCTAATTAACAGCAAAACGATGGACCATAAGGGCAACTGAATTTGCACCAAAAAGTAAACCACCTTTCCGGCTGGTCCCATTTTCTCCATGTCGGATTTTTTTAGTAAGGTGCCGTCCAGTAGGTCACCCAACAGCGGGAAAATCAGTTTTAAAAATGCAAGGGCTTTCATGTTTTTAGTACCTCGTTAATGTCCGTGTCTGTCATTAGTGTGTAGGTGAAACGGTTGCCAAACCGGTCAGCTGAACAGGCGCACAAAGCCATAAATAAGGCGTATTCGTTAGGGCAGGCAAACACCTGGCACGCGGCTGAATACGTGCCTACTACGTTAGCGCGGCGCTTAGCATCGGCGCGGTGAATATTGGCCCCGATCATCGCGGTTATAATGTCGCCGCTGGTGTCAAATGCGGCGTTTTTGTCATTGTCACGCCAAAACGGTAAGGGCTTAGCTTGTACTAATGCTGGGTACCCTTTGTGCTGGCCGATCACGTAAGCCCCGCTGTGTTGCCCTGGAACCAACTGCGCCGTTCCATCCTTGTGCATGGGTGCCAAACGAAAAGGAACGCCGGGGTCTGTGGTGATATCAAACGAGTGAAAGCACCACACTCCGGATGACTTATAAAACACTGCCAACTGATCGTTAAAGCCGTCGGCGTTTGGTTCGGCGGTATTTCGTATGGCAACAATATTTAGGTTGTAGTCGCCTCGCTCAAAGACGCGGTAACCTAAACGTTTTAGCGTGCTAATAAGCTCTGGCATTAAATGACGGCGCATAAATCCCCCTAGAATATCTGCTTAGCGGTTCTAATCGGGTTGGCCACCGGCACGCCGTTAATGGTCACAAATTCTGAGCCCGTGACCTCAAAATCAAGCGTGTGTTTTGTTTTGTCTTTACTTGATTTATCCAGGTTCAACAGCTCGGTTAGTTTTAATTTGCACTTACTGGCGGTAATGGCTACCCCTTCATGCCCGGCCCCGCCCACGGCGATAATGTCCAGCGGTTCTAGCGTTTGCCAGCTACCAGCATTGCGCGCCGCCTCGTTCAAGATCATTAGGTTTTTACTGTCCAGCACAAACTGGCCGCTGCCGCTTAAATTGCCTTCCAGCCACCCGTTAGGCAGGCCGTTATCCATTGCTGTGCCGCCGTCGTCGCTAATGCTTAAGGACATGGTTTCAAAGTGAACAAGGAACGCGCCCACCGCCACATCAAATGCCAAACTGTTTAATCGGTTTCCGCTCATGGTCGTATACTCCTAGAATCAATAATGGCTTAAGCGCTGGTAGGGAAATCAATACCCACCGATGCGGTTATTTGCTTGGGTGCGTTAAACGGTTGAACGGTGACGTAAACCGATATTGCTGTTGTACTGGTCCACACCAGTTCGACACTTTCATCGTTTGGCGGGCGTATATCACCGGGGATTTCTTGCCCGCCTAAGTTGGTTTTTTGGCTCATTAGCACCAATGGCCCACGCAAATAGTTGCGGTGCCACTCCATTGATAAGGGCGTATCATTCAGATTACGATTCGCAATTTTTGGCAGCAATTTAGCGCGCACCTGGCGAATGGCTTTATCAACCACGCGTAGATTTTCGGCCACTTTGTAGTCGCCTATTTCAGTGTCGAGTAAATTAAAATCACTAAAGTACGTGCCCGCAAAATCTGGGTAGGTTTGCGTAACCGTTAAGCGGTAGCTTTCCAGCGTGGCTAGGGTTGCCTCGCTTAGCTCTGTGCCCGCGTTGTCTACCGGAACCGCACCTAGGCCAATTGCCGCGCCGGTGGCCGTACGCATAATGCTGTCAGCAATACTGACACCAGAATGGCAAGCCCTGCCCAATACAACGCCTAGGTTGTTGCCGTGCAATTGGGGCACGGCTGCTACGCGGTAGGCGCTAACATCGGCCGTGATGGTTTGTTGCGCGGTAGTGTAATCAGCCCAGCTTTGCGAGCCAGCATCAATGCCCGGGGTTGCGGCGGCAATAATCACCGGCCGCGCAAGGCTGTTAAAAATGTTCATGGCTTTGGCGTGTAGGGCGTCTAGCTCGGCTTTGGTAGTTTGCGGTACGCATACGCCGATAAATTCGGCGTTGGTGGCTGCCATCGCAATGTCAATAGCGCCATCAACACCGGCGCCATCCGCCACCGCTACTACGCCGGCGGCCCAGTCTTGGCCAGCGTTAGCCGCCGCCGCCATGACTTGGCTTTTTAAATCACTGTCAGCGGCACCTAGCCAAGCGTCAAAGTCGGTCTTTTGGTTAACGCGCTGATAAATTCCGACATTTTCAGTTGCCACACCGATAAAAACGGCGAAACGCTCAACGCCGGCAAGTTCGCCTTGGCCTTGGTTTGATATATTTACACTTAAACTTGCTCTTGCCATGTTGGGTGCCTTCTGTCAGTTATGGGACCAGGTTGTTAATAATGGTTTCTACGTGTTGCGCTCTGTCTTTTTTGCTGGCCCCTAAATAGCTGCGAGCCGGTAGCTTAATGGTCCAGTCTTGTGGGCTTGGGTTATCCCGCATTGCTTTTAGTACCGCGGCTGCTTTTCCAATGGTTAGGTTTGCGCTAATCCATTTGAGTGGTGGCGTCCTCCAACCGTTGCCGCTTTTGCGCTTGATTCTAAAACCTTCATCTAGCAGTGCCCGCGATTGTGCCCGTGTTGCGGCGGCGCCGTAATCGGGTTGCCCGTGGGTTTTTTTATAGCGCCGTGCGGTCCATTTTTCCTCTAGCCCATCTTGTTGCTGTTTTGCAATGCGCCCGGTTAATCGGTTGGTATAACCCACGCTGGCGCTATGGCTGCCTACCCTTGTTTTTAGGCTTTTGTTTTTAGCCAGATTTTTTAACAGCTTGCCTTTGCGTTTGCCGCCGGGGCGTTGGGGTTTGCGTTTCTGGAACGCTCGCCCGTCTAAATCTTGTTGTTTTGTAATCCGCTGGCGGCT